CTTCCCTGGACGGCTTGGCCACGTTAATAAGCGGGTTATAGTCGCATATTCCAGCAGAAACAAAATAATTGTAAGCACCCCTCAAAAACTGATGCAGGTTAATAACACTGTTTCGAGACAGTCCCTTCTTCAACAGGTCCTGCTCAAAAGAGGTAAGTAAAGAGGACGTAACACTCCTTACATCCTCTTTACCAAGCCGACCGTTGATATGATTTCTAATAAAGCCTTCATGCTGCCTTGTAGTGTTAGGGCTCGCGCCATTCCTGCGCTTAATTGACACATATTCAAGAAGCAAGTCAGTAAGCTGAGTACTTTTAACTTTGCCATCAGATGTAATATGAGAAGCCCACATAGTGGCTAATTCTTCAGCTTCTTTCTGCGTCTTTGCTGCAGGAAAACTTGCATAAGGCTGAATGATTTTGCCGTTGAGGTTTCTTCCAAGATACAAGCGACAACACCAAATACCGTTCGAATTTAGTCGAACTTTTATTGCGCGGTTCATTAGTAACCGCCTTGCAGATATTCGTCATCTTTGAAGTATTCAACGAGCTTGTTAAGGGTACATAACAATGTCGTTAATTGCTTATCTGACAAGTTAATCTCTCTTAGGACAGCAGCTAAATCGTTACTCGTAAGAGCTCGCCGCATATCGCTCTGACTGTTATATACTTCGGCAACCAGATCACGAATAAATTTCAAGTCTGCAATACGTAGTCGTTTTTTCATTAGTACCTCTTCATATAGCAGCCTTTAAAGCGCCGCCACTCAAGGATCACGCCAATCGCATTCTCTTTTATTGAGCCGTCGTATCCAAGAGTGATACCCTCGTCCTTTGCGACTACCTTGATTTCCTTCATCGTCATCTTTTCGAGACGCTCTCTGTCTTCTGCTTCCTTAGGGTTCATTAGTCTCTCCTTAGTGGCATGCTTGCTACTAGCGCAACCATAATCGCGATAACTCCGATACCAGCAACAACTGCAACGTTTTGTGTATCGCCCATTGCAGGCAGTACAGCCTTCTTCTTAGCCTTCTTCACTGGCTTTGCTGTCTCAGGCTTAGGCTGTGGTTCTGGGTCTACGTCCTGTGGAGTAGGCTGTGGCTGTGGTCCTGGATTAGGCTCTGGAGTAGGTGGAATCTCCGGCTCAGTTGGCTGTGGTCGATTGTCACCATTGCCGTTGCCGCCGCTGTCCTGGCTTACGTATTGATATCGTGAGCCCTGCGTGGTTTCACGGCTCTTTAGCTGAATTGCGTTCGAGGTTGTCTCTGTTCCCTCGGTTTCGTAATACATAAAGTACTGGTTGCCTTGAAAATCCACGCTGGACAAATCCCATGTGAAGCCGTTGCCGCTAATAGTTGGCTCGGGAACATTGATACGAACCCAGCTTGCAGGGTCGATGTTGCTGTATGCGTCCATGTGAACGCGGTATAGACGGAATGAGCCAGGAATAATGCGTGTACCTTCTTGCGCTGTATCCTCTAGCACAACGTTAGTAAGTGACTCCGCTGCGTGGTTAAGCCTGACTGACCACTCAACCGTTCCGTGGTCGGTCTTGACGCCCCATTTGGCGATGACCTCGTGTTGGATAGCTCCGTAGTGACGTGTCTCAAAGCTAGTCTCGACAACCTGCCCCGTGGCTTCATCAATGAGCCTTAGCGTGGTTGTGCCTGCCGCTGCGTCAGCCTTGACATGAGCCACCAGCCATAGCGTGCCTTGAACATGGTCTTTACCTTCTACCCATGATGTGTAGGTGATTGTGACGCGTCCTGGCGTGACTTGTGCCGTTGCCATGACGTTTCCGTCAGGCGCATAGATGTCAAAGCTTGCCGCATTTGTCGAGGGGAAGTCCAGAATATCAGGAATAGCAAGTGAGAATGTATCGCCCTCGTGCACTTCGCCCTGTGCCTGCCAAGACGCGGTCAAATAGATGTCCTGGTTAGTGTAAGCAGAGGTTAAGTCCTGCTTGTTTTTGTCTGTCACTCTAAAGCTCGTGATTGTGGTTGGCACGGTTTGCGCTTGTGCGAGAGCTGGAACAAAGGCCAGCACCGCAAGCACACAAACAGCCAGCCAGTGAAGAAATTTCTTCATCGGTAAAGCCTTTCTATTTGGTTGTTAAAAATAGGGAATTATTTATTTGAAGCTAGTTAGTGAGATTGCTTACAAGAGCTTCCCAAGAGTTTTTGCAAGTGCGCTGTAAAGGTAATAAATAATCTTGTCATTACCTAGTTTAACAACCCGCATTCCACAGGCAAGTGCAACATCACGCTCAAGCTTTGCTCCACAAGAGGTATTCCAACCGGGCAACATCACTATCGTGTCATAATTAGTAATTTCTGAAAGGCATTGAGTCATTGCCTGTCCCCAGCTAGAACTTTCAGGAACCTGTACAGCAGGGTTATAGATCTGCTCAGCTTCTCCAAATTTGACAAGCTCTTCAGCAAACATAAACAAACCTTTGTAGTTCTTTGTGTTAGTAATTGGCCCTGACAAGTACACTCGCTTGCCTTTAATATCAGCATCGAGTAGATTGCCGCTACTTGAATATGCTAATTGAGCATACCGTTTAATAAGGTCTATAGCCGTGTCTACGGTATCCATTACTGCTCCTCTGGCTCATATGTTTGTTCAAAGACATCCGGCTTACATGGATAAAGCTCGCCTTTGACACCTTTAATAATCCAGTCGTTAGGACTGACTATCATCTCGCCCTCTAGGGTTTTAATGCACCAACAGCTATCTCCATCTGCATTTCTTGTTTGACAGAAAATACCAGCTGACTGTGCGTCAACTAACCATTGAGGTGGTGTCATATCAAGCGTGTACTGCACAGCCTCTATTACTACGGGTTTCTTACGATATTTCATTGATTCTCCTTTACGTTGCCAGTGCGAGTGTTTGATTGTCGATATAGTTATCTGATGGTTTAACGGCTTGCTCTAACGTCTCTGTCTCTCTCATAAACAACACCCAGTGCGTCTTAGAGGCTTTAGGGCGTCGGTTACCGATGATTGGCTTTGCCGGGCAGAGTGCCAGTACATCCTTAAGTGGAATGTGATATTCGTACCACTTAAAGACGAGAACGCCATGGGGTTTGAGTACACGCAAACACTCGCTAAAACCTTTAGCCAAGTCCTCATGCCAGCTGTCTGAATCAAGCTTGCCGTACTTGTCTACCTGCCATCCTGCGCCAACGTCTAAATGCGGTGGGTCAAAGATAACGAGGCTAAAGCTTTTATCCGGGTAAGGTAACTCCCGGAAGTCAGCCACTATATCTGGACTGACATCGAGCGTGCGTCCATCACATAACGTGAGATGTCTTGGATGTGCATCACATTTAAGTACGCGTTCGTCATCTTTATCAAAGTAAAAACTACGTGCCCCACAGGCTACATCTAGCGCTGGTGGCAACTTATCCGTCATCGCGCACCACCCTTGCTCCGCAATGAGGGCAATACAAGTCATCGTCATACAGGTCAGCTCCGCACTCGGAACAGACGATGTTGTTGTCAGCTTCAATTGGCTTACATGTAGGGTCAATTAGGTTGGCGAGAAGCTCATAAATGTCCTCCGGCTCACGAAACGTGTTCACAGGGTCCGCGATGCTGATGGCATCACAGATGCTCTCGACAATCTCTTCGCGGTAGTAGGTCTTGTGCCGCAATTCCCGCAGCCTTACTGCAATCTCTTTGCGGCTAGTCATCGCTATCACCTAGTAATTCAAGGTTATCTGCGAGGTTAGAGAGTTCTATGTATGCCGAATCATTCATACCTTCAACGGTTTCTAAAATGTCCCTAAGATGTTCGGCTAGTGACGCGATTGTTACTGGCTTTTTGTGGACAAGCACATTAGGTCGAGAATACGTCCAAATGTGGCTTCTATCGCTAGCAAGAAGAACGGAGCAACCATCAGGTCTGAATTCATAACCTCTGACTCTGTATATTTTGCCATCTGCCACGTTGTCCACCATGTCACCAATATGGATAACTTCACCGTCTGTATCAATCGGTAGTTCAGTCATATTAGACGTGTCGCATAAGTCGTTTAGACGGTCTAGGATTGCTTTGTCATCCTCTTCAATTGATGTGTTGCCTTGTGGATATTCGCCGAGCAAGCATTTGTAGATATCCGTATAGCGAAGATCGGATTTGTTAAAAGACGCCGCTCTCTCAGCGATTGCTGCACGTTCTTCTTTAGTTAGCATTGTTGCTCCTTTTCAACTAGTTCTTTGTAATGCGAAATTGCTCCATCAAAATCTTCAAGGCACTTGTTAGACATATCTATGATTGACAAAACGTCCTTCGATTTAATTAAAGCCAAGCATTTATACTTTGCTTCTAAGGCTCGCAAATACAGCTCATCGACAGTTAACTCACGAGAAGACTCAGCTTTAATTGCTACATTACAAAGCTCCACGATGCGGTCTAAGAGTTCTTTGTCACTTCTCCAGCTCTGAATGCCTAGAAGAACGTATGAAAATTGGTCCCAGCTAAGCTCTTCTCCTCCTTTCTTGTATGCTTTGGCTCTATCTGCAATTCCTTGACGTTCCTGTCTAGTCAGCATTACAAGCCTCTTTCTCTTTATCCTTGAGCCACACGGCCAAAGCTCCAACAAGGCCATATGCGATTAGGGCATATCTAAAAGCCATCAGATACGCCACGTTATACGGCTCAAAAATGCCCAAGCAGTCCGCTGTGAAGTAGACCAGCAAGGGCAGCAAAGCCACAAGAATTATTCTTTTTTTCATGGGTTATTCCTTAGAATGTAAGCCATACAGGCTCAAGAGAATCCGTTTATTGATGAGCCATCGTTTACCGGCTTTCTTGGCATACACCTCCCCTCGAGCGCACATCTTGCGCATCGTGGAGACCGGGATGCCTATTAGTTGAGAAGCCTGTTCAACGGTTATTAGCTCAGTGTTTCGCAAGCTCTCCATAAGAGCTAATCAACGAGCGGAGATGTACAGTAAGCGGTAACGCACCAGTCAAAGCCTTTCTGCGTCATCCTTGCATAAGGCTCATTTGATTTGCCGTCTCGGCGAGTGCTCATGATCTGCACGAACCTGCCTGTCTCAATTCCTCGTTTAGTAGGAGCGTTGCTCCCCTGGCAAATCATGCCATCAGCACGCAGAAGTGCAAAGAGACGCTTGCGGTTCATGAGAGGGTCATATTGTGCGAGGTAACGAGCGGCATCTGTAATTGTCATCGTGCCTTTAACATTGATAACCGTGTCATACACTCCAGCTTTTGGCGCAAGCTCGTCAATCTTGGCACCTTGCTCAATGATGGTTGTATCTTTCTCGTAGAGCTGACGTTGTTGCTCTTTTAGCTGTGCATCCTTGCGCTGGATTGCTTCATTTGCGACAAGGACCGCACGAGCAAGAAGGTCTTCATTGCTCTCAGAACCATCTGTGGCAATGTAACCGCCGCTTTGTCTAATTGCGGGAAGGACGTCATGTGTAACCCAGCGCTTAAAACGCTTGATGCGTTCAACTTTCGTCTCCCACGCAAGAAGCTGTTCGCGAGTGGCTTTGTTTGCTTTTGTCGGTTCAAACAAAAACAGCAAGTTATAAAACCCAGCCTCACTAATTAGCCTAACTTCCTGATTACCTCCAGGGGTGTACATATGCGTACCCCCCTTTTCATCTTCATCAAGACGCTGCATTGCACGGTTTCTATTTGTAATTTCCAAGAAATCGCATACGTCTTTAGCGACAAACCAAGGCTCTCCATCAGATCCTTTAAGGGCTCTGAGTTCTCCAAATTCTTGAGAACTGAAAACTTGTATACTTGTATTGTCCATTTCAACTCCTTAAAGTTTTTGGACACGCTCTCCCACGGTGCAACGTGAGGAGGGCACTTTTATCTTGAATGAATTAATAAAGCGGACGATTACCGTTTGCGGATTTTTTCTTTTCACTGCAGCTCAATCTATCTAGACTTTTGCATGCGCATACCAGAAAGGTATGTTTATGAGCAATGAGTTTAATGTCGAGCTAAATGAAGAAGCGCTATTAGAGCTTCTTAAGAACGGAGCACATATCGAATGCCCAGCCTGTGGAGAAGAGATAGTTACCGAAAACGGTGAAGGCACTTGCTCTAATTGTGGTCAGCACGTTATTCTTGATTTGTCACAGGTACAAGAATAATAGGCACCTCAGAAAGTTCCTTGATTTTATCCATCATAGAAACAGCTTTCTTGGTGATTTCACACAGCTCTTTGTAAGTCATTTCCAATTCATTGAGACTTCCAGATTCAAGTTTTACTCTATATCTAATAGTTTTGGTATGCGCATCATTTTCTAGTGACATTTTGTCCACCTTCCAAATGCGTCATTTGCTTCTTGAGCTGTTTCAAAACTACCAAGAAACCACAGGTTCCCACCGTCTTCACTGGCGTAATAAGCATCGTTAAAACAACTCTTTATAAGTGATGCTCCCTTAATGTGAGATATTGTGGTGTGTGGCGCCTTGGCTTTTTCTGGTTCGAGCTTATGCTCGATTTTAGGCTCCCAGTGATAAGACCATGCCGAGCCAGTATTTTGAGGTATTGGCATTTATTACTCCAGACATGCAAGCCACTTTGCAGAGACATTTAGTGCATCAGCAAGTAGACGAATAGTTTTTAAGCTAGTTTTTTCGTCGTTTTCCTCTTTACTTGCTTTATAAATTGTCGACTCAGAGAGGTTGGCTCTTGTTGCGAGCTCACGAGCTGACACATTTTCTCTAGCCATTGCGATGCGAATACGAACAGCAATTGAATCCATCTGATCCATGGTTGCCTCCAATCTATAAAACGTAGGGATAAAACAAATACTTGATTAATGCGATTTTCAAAGAACGACTAACTTTTATCTAGAAACATATGAAATCCGTAAGTTCTTCTTCATAATAGTTAAGAAATTCGTAAATGTAAAGAAAATTTTTACGATATTTGTATATTTTGTGTAGAAAGTGGTAAAATGCCTGCTAGATGAAAGGAGCACCAATGGAAGAACTTAATCTTCAGTTGAAGCAAATCCGTAAGATGCGCCGTATGTCCCAGGGAGACCTTGCTGAAGCTGTGGGAGTATCATCACGAGTAATTAGTGCTTGGGAACGTCAAGAAACTGAAATAACAATCAAACATGCAAAGAAAATATGTGAAGTTCTGGACTGTACTTTTGAAGAACTAATCGGAGAAAAGTCATCGCCAGAACAGCTTGAAAACACAAGGCAATTAGACGATTTATTTAACAAACTTAAAGATGTAGATGCTGTAATTACTGAACTGCAGAAAAGAATCTAAGGAATAGATCTATGTACAGAGCTAAGCCAATCGGTAAATACGAGCTTAAACTTGGAGAATATTGAAGAGCTTGGCAGGCGCGAAGAAATAAGACATGTTTAATTCTCAAGGAACGCACGTTCCAATTTAGTGTTAACACCGGACAAAAACTAAGTCCGATATATAAAAGTTTGAAGGAATTATGAAAGGGTTTGGGAAATGGCTGTTTATGCTGAAAGAACTCTTGTTGTTTACAAATTTATGTTCAACAAGAGAAGGCACCCTGATGAAGTCTGCAGCATATACGATTTAAATGGGTCAGACATCCTTACGCACTTTTCAAAATTTCTTAATTCCAGAATCATCCCAAGATTAGAAAATGAAAACGTTAAAGTTTTTAAATTTCATAAGATTGAAATTGCCTCAGAAAAGTATATTCTCGCGTCAATTGAATCTGGCCTTGCTGGCGAAGATCGTGTTATCTATGAGCCATCTACTGATAAAAATGTAGGAAACATTAACGCCGAACAAGCGGCATTAGTCGGAACTCGCGTTTATTTATCCGTTGAAAACACGGGTGATACATATGCAATCCTTTGCGTTGAACATGCTTTATCATCTGCTGGAGATACCATTGTTCCACGAGAATTTGCGAACTACCTAAGGCAAGCCGCTCCACACGTAACTATGAAATATGAAGCAGTTACAGAAAAAGAAGCAGAAGACGCATTTAAATCTGTCGAGCAAATTTCTATCAAACATTACATCAAACAAAATGACATATCTGAAAGCTTAATTAAAGAAAGCGACTATGTCATGTTGACGTATGGACATAAAAAGAACAGACCATTTCCAATGGAGATACTCGACGCGATTAGATCTATTGACTCAAGAAGAAAAACATTGGTCGGATATGAAGAAAGTCTTTTTGACGACGAGGACACTGTTGTTGAGGTCCAAATAAAAAATAACGTTGGACGAACAAAGAAATTCAAACTGAATGATGATTTTGATATGAGAATCGTTGAGCTATTGAACTGCAATGGTGATAGACCTTTAAGTGATGATGAATTTGTTAAAAGATGCGCAGAAAAGGTAGAAGACATTTCAAACAGATTAGGACGCTCAATATTGTAGAATAGTTACAACAAAGAACGAATGTTCGACATGAGGAGGAGAAATGAGCAAAATTAGTTTATGTTATGTGGCCAAAAACTATATTGCATCACTCCACCAAGGTGACGAAAAGAAGATATCTAAATTTGACGTTTTTTGTCAGATTATTACACCAATTATCATCGCTGTTGTAATTACCATCAACGCAGATAAGCTACATAGCTCTCTCGATGAAGCTCTTCAGGGACTCCTAACATGGGTATCAATTACCTCTTCGTTAATTTTCGCCGTCGTTGTAATGGTTTACCAGCTCAGGATGCAATTAATCGCACAAAAAGAAATTAAACCTGAAGGAAGAGAGTTAAAAGTAATTGATGAGATTTTTTATTGTACTCTTTGGGCTGTCGTTGCAGGGTTCACCTCGGCAGCATTTATAGTTGTAAAGCCACTTGTATCAACATACAACACATTGATAGGGGATCTATTCGCAGGTTTAGCAATTGCCCTTTCATTAAATCTTGTTCTTGTAACTTGCATGACAATAAAACGAATTGGAATAACCTACGAAGTTATTTCAAAACGTTGGAGTAAAAAAGAGGGGCAATAAGCCCCTCTTTTTATATCGCTCGACGTAGCTGCAGAACTTCCGCACCATCTTTATGCACATCATTGAGGGCTTCTCCGATAACCCTGCCAGCTCTTTGAATCTGCTGCATGTCTGTATCTGCATAGCGCATCGTCATATTAATGTCACTATGTCCAAGAATATCTTGAGCACTCTTGATATCCATGGTCCTGACTGCAATCGTTGCATACGTGTGACGTAGATCGTGAAAGACTGGTCTTCTCCCCTGCGTGCCTAGAAGCCCCCATTCTTCCGAGTGTCTCTTCCACCAAGCTGTGACTCGCTCTGGCCTGAGATACTCTCCTGAGAAGTCTCCAAGGACATACATTTCTTCATTAAACGCAATTCCCATCAACATACAGTCCTCGATGTATTTAGAACGCCATTGCTTAAGTATATCTACAAGCGGAGCTGGAACTGGAACCGTTCTAGTTTTACCGTTTTTTAAGCCTTTGATATAGGTCTTACCGCCGTCATAAGAAATAGCGCGGCAGAGGTGTGCTGTAACGTCCTCTGCTTTGAGTTTGACGTCCCTCCACTGAAGCCCGCAACATTCCTCACGTCTCATGCCAGTAAAGTATGCCAAATACGTTGCAATGACCATGGGAGACAGCTCAAGAGCAGTGAGCATAACTTGAAGCTTCCTGCGGGATGGTTCATCTAATGGATTTGGCGGCGCAAGCTGGCCCCTAGGTGCTTTGATTGACGCACATGGGTCATATTGCAGATCTCTAATAGCTACAGCATGACGGGTACATTGCCTCAAGCCGTTAAAAGCTTTCTTAATGGTGTTTGCTGAGTAATTTGAGTCGTAAAGCCAGGACACGTACATTTCAACGTCTGTAATAGTAATGTCTTGTAAGCGTTTCTCACCAAAGAAAAGATCTATGTATCGGATGCTGTTCTTGTAAGACGTATAAGTACGCCGTTCTATTTGTTGTGTGGCCACAAGACTCTTAAAGTAATTGAGACAGTATGTGTACGCCGAACAATCAAGCCTTGTTGCTTGGCTCTGTTCAACAACCTCAACAAAACCCGCATCCTTAACCCATTTCTCAGCTTCAAGCATGGCGGTCTTTTTGCCTCGACCAGTTTTATCCGATGGAGCACTCAAGGAATGGTGCTTCTCGTGAATAAGTCCATCTGCTCCACGGTACCTCACCCTTGCCTGCCAAACCTTGCCACGCAATCTGACTGAGATATTCATGCCGTTTCTCCTTAACGTGCAACAAGTTGGTTGGAGGCGCTGCCTCCAAACTGCCTCCAAACTGTATGGCTACTGTAAAAGTAGAATACCTGTTCGAATAAAAGTTTTAACTATTTAGATAGGCGATTTACCTCGAGATATTCAAAAGAAGAGAATTGAAGAGGAAACGTTGTTATTAACCGTATTGAAACAATCAATAGAGAAAAGCGGTTAAATTTAGCGTTACAAATTCCCAGTTAAACGGCTTGTTGTAAGGCGTTTTAAGGCACGCAAATTGTGAGTTGGAGTATTTACCCATAAAAAATTAGGGCTATGCACTATACACAGCCCGTATAAAAGAGCAGATAGACCAGTTCTCCCGCTCTTTTTTTTCGTAGCAACATTATACCAAATCGGCATAAAAAAGAACCCCTCACGCCGAAACGAGAGGGGTAAATATTACTTAATGCTTGCGATGTAACCATCATCGTTGGTGGTTACGGTGATGTCGCCAGTGAGAAGCTTGCCTTGCTTATCGAAAGCGCAAATATTATCTGCTCCAACTTCATAAAGGCAGTCCTCAACTCGTGAGCCGTCAGAGCGCAGATAGTACCAGTCATTGTCAAGCTTGAGCCAGCCAGTAATCATGCGACCAGTCTCGTCGAGGTAATAACGTTTACCGTCGCGCTCCTGCCAACCTGTGGCCATGCGGCCGTCAGATCCTAGCAAATACCAGCTTCCGTTGTACTCAAGCCAATCGCCCGATTCAAGTGCGCCAGTCTCGTCGAAGTGCCACCAATACTTCTCAGAGCCTTCCCAAGAAGCGTGAACCCAGCCGGTGAGCATCCAGCCTTTCTCGTTGAAGTAGTACCACTTATCGCCGACCTTATACCAGCCGATGGCGTACTCACTCGAGGACTCGCCTGTCTGATACCACCAGCTGCCCTTGCCATCGGTATGCCAGCCAACTTCAGAAGTTGTGCGGGTGCCGGTCATAACCTCATACCAGTAGCACACACGCTCCATATAGTGAGTATTCTGAGAACCGGCAAGCTCGCCAGGACAAGCGGTTGCCACGATCTGTTTGTGTGGTCGAACGTTGCCGCCCCATCGAGGATAGCCGAGTCCGTACTTAATGAGAAGAGCTGCCACAAGGTGTGCGCCACTCTCTAGAGTAGCTTCAGAGACAGTCCAGGGCGATGTGGAATTATTAGCATGCTCAATGCTGATACTTTCACAGTTAGCAACCCAACGACCACACGCCCAGGCGGTGTTGCTCTCCAGTACGTGCTGGGTGATAGTACCCGCACCATCCACAGAATAGTGTGCAGATTGTGCCTGCATCCTGTCCCACATGGCTGTAATGGCTGCACCGTCTAAGCCTGTAGCAGCTTCATGGTGTACCACGATATACTGCACGGAATGACCGTCTCGCCCAGCTGAATATGCTGACGTTGGAATATACGCGTCAGCGGTAATCTCGCCAGAGAAATCTGCCATTAGTGTGTCCCCTCGTCTAAAGGGCTCACGCTTGGTTTATCGTAAGTCATTGCACGTGCAGAATCGCTAATACCCTTTGTGGTTGGGTCAACGGTTACACCGATAGCACCAAGCACCGCCACAACGACAGTGCCAATCAGATAAGGATTGCTAACAAACTTCACAAACACATCGGCAAGGCTGCCCCAAGTCGTCAAATCGGAATATGCCAGTCCGAGGTATGCCAGGATAGGACTCATAACAATGCCAATCATTCCTAGCCACCATGCAGGGTTATGTAGACGTACTTTCCAGTTAATCATTTCTACTCCTTTACTTTTCCAACTTAGTAATGCGTGAGTCTAGGTTTCTCACGTCGGTTTTGACCTCTGCGAGGTCTGTTGCTGCTTTTTTTGAAACCTCATCCGCCCTTCTCGCGACAATGCCAACCACGGAAAGCTCAGCCGTGTGCTGCGTGAGTGTTGCAGTCAAGTCAGAGAGAGACTGTTGATACTTGCCCAGTTGCTCATTCATGACTTGCTGTCGTGTCTCTAAGCGGGTAAGGGTGTTGGTGATTGTGCTCTTCCAGGCGTCTTCTTTTTCCTTATCTTCTCGACTAGCACGCTGCCAGTTTGAGATGGCAATAAGACCACCCAAGAACGCGCCGGCAATTGAGATGAAGAAAGACACCATCTCAGCTGTGATGTTCATGACCTCACCTCCTAGTGCCTTACCGTAAATGTGAGGGATCCATAACGCCATGCGTTAGAGACTTTTCCGCCTTGGTCTTGAAGGTAAATGTTGCCGTCAGGTCTCGCTGAGATAGCCGTAAGCACATCTGCATGTCCAGGACAAATACCAGGCATATATACGATTGACTCATTACCGTCTGAAGCTGAGCCATACTTTTCATGATCTACTAGAGGTGGTCTCGCTCCTTCAGGAATGGTGAAGGGGCATCTAACTGCGTCATAAGCCAGGTTATTTGCGAGCCAGCCTCGAACCTTAATAGTTACAGAATCACCTGTGCGATATATGTGCCAGTAATTCTTATAACTTCCCTGATCTTGCAAAATCACCGTCTCAAAATCGCCGTTATCATCTTGATAGAGCGTATTCGCAAACATAAAAAGCTGCTCTGGCTTAGACGCAACAACGCCATTAAGCTTTACACGATAGAGCGGGAAGTAGTCTTGAGCGTCACCATTTAAGACGTTACCAGCTGGGATTAAAGGGTCCTCAGCTTTACCAGATGTAGGTACACCACGTAAAACCTCAAGTTTTGCCGACTCAATTCCCTGCGCGTTACGCTCGTATTTAAGGCAGATAAAGTCGTTACGATTTTGTCCTTGAGTTCCAGGAGTGATTGTGACCTGCTCTGGTGCGGTTACACTCACTTGTCTACCATGCAGAGAAGCGTCACCGGTTGCAATAGTGACTCGATTGGCGCTCTCTTGTGTGGCTGCTAGACGCTTACCAACCGCGAGAACGACGCTCTTTTCGCCAAAAATGCCAGCGTGTAAACGTCCTTTATCAGCACCGGTAATGTGAGGTGCTTGACCCTGTCCATCGACACATGTGACTGCCATATTAGTTCACCTTGCTTTCAAACTCTTTGAATGAAGCATCATGTTTTGCAAGAAGCTCGAGATATGCTTTGTAACAGCTCTCGCAATAAGTGCGATTCTCTTCTCCTCGCTGTGACTGACGCTTAATGTCATGCCATTGAGCGAGCGAGTATGTATTGCTTGGAGTAACAAACTCAGACTTACCGCATCTGTCACAGGTATATCTGGAGCCTTGTTCTTTAGCCATTACGCCGTCCTTTCCCACTTAAAACCGTCAAGTGACGGCAGGCGTTTCCATGTACCGCCGAGGCTCGATGGATTAAATGATTTAGTTGTTTCATAGATTGAACCGATTGGATGAGCAGCCAGGAAGCCTCCGCCTTGGTTAGCTCCCCCACTAATTTGAAGGGTCACCATTGATTGAGTGATTGCAGTAATCCGTCCGAATTCGTCTACTGTAAGACGCGGAATCGCAAAATTGGCATTATTCCCAGCCACAATTGACTCTGAAAGGCCGTATGAACCAGCCTCTGCACCAGAACTTTGAAGGCTTAAAGTGACGTTGGAACCCGTCTGGGAAACCGCAAGCGGCCCTGTTGAGGATACATTTTTTACGCTTGAGTTTGCTGAGACTAATGCATTGTTGCCAATGTCTTTTGCCTCATGCGCTTGACCTTGAGCGGCAACTGCAGCCGACTGTGCGGCAGCAATATGAGTCTCAATATCAGCGACTTTCTCATCCGACATAACCGCTGAGATGCGATTACCGACAATACGAATGCCAGTGCCAGCTACATATGTAGTTCCAGCACCTTGAGACGCTCCAGAAGACTCAAATGAAACGCCATGTGAGCCGCGAGTCTGATTTGGTGAAGTCACTTCATAACTTACACTCATTACCCCGCTCGCGACTTTTACTATCTTCTTGCCAATAGTCGCTTGAGTTCGTCTTCCTGTGTCTTGATTTTCAGCAACGACAACATCGTCAATATAAAGATTCAAGCCGTCATGGACCGTAACGTCTACAGAAGACTGAGCTTGAAGCTCTTTGAGCTTCTTTGTTCCCTCTTTTTCAAGCTCTGCATCCTCAATATTGTTGTAGTCATAAAGCATGGATACTTCATCTTGGCCAAACAAACTCTGCGTCTTTGAAATGCGCCCCGCACGGTCTGCATAAAGGTGAATAACCGTACGACTTGCAAGCTCACCTTTACCAGCGCAAATTAAGTGGTTCACGGGATGATATGACGTCTTAGATTTGTAATCCAGGGAATCAGAATCAAGCCTGTTGTCCGTGAGAGGCTCGAGCCAAATAAGTGTTTTACCGTCAGTTCGTTGAATTCTAAGTCGTGAGCCTGCAGCATTTGCAATGTGTCTTAATGCTGTGTAAGCGTCGCAAAAACGAGGTAACTGACACTTAATAATTGTCTCAGACTGCCCTGTCTTAGCCTCAAATACTGTTGCAAGATCTGCTGCAGCAACAATGCTCTCGATGGCCGTTTGAGCCTTATCTGAGATATTGATGTAATCAGTACTCGGAACCAAGATTTTTGAAGCGAGCATACCGTGCCAGGTACGCCCGCTCCATGTAGTCGTAGACACACCGCCGTCAAGCGAGTCTGAAGCTGTATCTATGATGCCGCCGTATTCTGTGCCATCGATTGATACTAGAAATCCATCTTTGATTGGAATCGACGGGGCAAATACTTCAAAAGAATTTCCCGTATCTCCAAAAGAAAGGTCGAGCACATAGTCCTCTGTGCCGGCAATATCTTCACCGTCAGCCTTTGATACCGTTAAGATGTCCATGGAAGACCTCCCCTTGTTTCCCACCATTCAACATCAAAGCCGAATGTGCCGTCCCACGAGACGTTCTGAAAGCCTTGTTTCAGCGGTTCAAAGCAATAGTTGCCGCCGCCTTTACCACTACCACGGCTGCCAACATCGAAGCGGTCTGAGACGTCTCCAAGTTCAGTTACAAGTGTGATTGTCTTACGAGTGCGGGTGCCATCTACAACAAGACAGCCTCCACTTGGAACCGTCAGTGAGAATGAGTAAGTATTATCGCCAATCACGATTCGAGGTTGGAGGGCCGTTCCGTAAATAGTGAACTTTACTGGACATTCTGAGGATGAGCGAATTTCAAGCTGCTTTGGCGGTCTCGTGATGCCAAGGTTGTATGGAGCGTTGGTAGGTAAATTAAGCCAATCGCTCTGTGCATCATCGTGAGTCACGCTGAAGCTTTTACTATGGCTTTTGTGCCATGACCCTTCTAGCAAAATAACTGTAAGGGCAACTGTTGCCTGATCATGAAAGACAGATTGAACCTCGCTTTTAGACACATACACATCTTGCAACCATTCATTGTTATAGACGAGTGCTCCTGGCTTTTGATTATTGAAGTCGAATTCAAATTCATTGGCCATTGATTCCGCTAGTTCAGAACCCTCAATGAATAAATCTAACGTGACTTCTTGAGCATTAGATGAAATGCCAGAGACAGAACGCGCTCCTAGCGTGTATCCAGGCTTGTAACCTCTAAGCGATGTGCCAGTACCAATTGAGGCTTCTGGCACATCAAGCTCAAAGATATTACCGCGGGAAGAAACATACTTGAGTTTATGCATTCGTCTTCACCGCCTTTTGAACCGCTCGAGCAAAATCACGGTCTCCAATATTGTTAGAGTTCTCATCAATAACCTGTCCGAGCTCACCGTTGCGCATGAAGTCATAGATATCTGCGAGCGTGGTTGCGTTCGCGCGTTGTTGCCTTGAATCAAGCTCGAAAGCAGCACGATAAATACCGTTTGCATTAGCGTCAGCAACTGCTGAGAAGCTCAGAGGACGGGCATTACTAAAGACGTCATGTACACTTGATAGAGCACTCATGGCCTCTGTTTCAGCAAGTGCAGAACTTCCCTTAATCCCTCTTGCAAAGTCTCTCATGAGGGCACGGCCAGAATACGTCGTGTAGCCATGACCTGAGAATGGTCCCTTCTTTGCAGGTGAGAATGGGAATAACTTACGAACCGCGCCGAGGGCGTTTGATGCTGCACTTGTTACTGTGCTTACTGCGTCTCTAATACCTTTAGCAAAGCCGTCTAGGAGAGCTTTACCAGAATTAACAAGCCAGTCGCCCGCATTAGAAAAGAAACTTTTAATCTTATCTGGAATGCTCTTCACAAAATCAACCGCTGCATTTAAGCCATCTGTAACTCCACGGAGAAAACCGTCGGCGGCCTCTGATGCTTTTGCCGCCATGTCGACTGCCCAGAGAGCAATATTTGCCAGAAGCGTAGCAAGGGCAGACTTAACTTGGTCTGGAATGGTTGCCACAAATAAGACAAACTGAGCGAAAGCTGCTGGCAGGTCAACAGTAAAGAAGTTAACGACGTTCTGGACAAACTCAGTGCCAATCTGTACCGCTAGTTGAGCGAGTTGAGCGCCTAGCCCAAACAGAAATACAACTGCAAAAGTAAGCGCGTAAAGGACCATTGTTGGTAGCTCTTGAATGAATTGTCCTACCGCCGCGGGAATCCCTTGAACAAATTGGACAAATTGAGTGAAAGCTGTTGGCAATGTTGTTGTAAAGAAACCAACTATGGAATCTACTGCACCACTAATGGCTGAGCAAATAGAATCCCAAATACCAATTACAGCATTTCTAAAATCTTCATTAGTGTTCCAGAGCCATGTAAAGACAGCTCCAAGAGCAACTACCGCAACTGCAATCCAACCGATAACAGGGATAGATCCTACGAGTGCCAAAAGACTCGTTCCAACGCCACTAATTGCCGTTAAAATCGTTCCAAAGACACTCGCGAGCGCTCCACCCTCACCAACAAGCTCTCCAAAAACAGAAAGCGTTGATAGAACGCCCTCTCCACCTTTGATAGCGTCAAAAGCCAAAGAAGCGGCGCTTTTTAGAAGTCCGAAGTCGTCAGCTATCGAGCGCACAGCCTTAATAGTCTCGTATGCAATCAGAGCGGTCGCTACAGCGACAATGACGGGCGCAACAACTGTGAGGTTGTCTCTCAAGCCTTGGACAGCGTCACGAGCAAGCTCTATGGCAGATTTAACACCATCAACGGCAGATTTAAGCAAATCTGCTGCACTGCGGGAAGCATCTTCTGAGCTATCGAGACCAGTAAACGTTGTTATAAGGTCACCAATAAGCCCTATAGTGCCATCAAATACGTCTTTTAGCGCATTTAAAGCGTCACCAAATGATGTGATTGCTCCGTTATTTTGAAGCTGATCCATGAAGGAACCAACAGTGGAAATAACAGGGTCAAGATACGTGATAACTGTGTCGGCTATACCAGAAAAGCTGCTAGAGAAATCGTTGATTGCACCTGCAATATTAGCTTGGCCAATATGATCAATAATCTTAGCAACAGCCTTATTAATGCGGTTCTGAACATTGGTCCATGCGGTACCAATTGACTCCGTTGAGATACGTGCCTGCTCTGCAAATGAAGCATAGCCAGGAAGACCTTCATTATTGAGGCTTACAATTGCGTTGTTGAATTGGTCAAATGTAATTGCGCCGCTTTGCATGGCCTTATAAAGGTCTGCTTGGTTTGCATTAGCTCCGAGTAGGGCTTTAGCAATCTGATTCAGCTGTCCTGGCATAGCTTGAGCAAGAATCTTCCATGACTGCATATCAACTCTGCCAGTTGAAAGCATCTGTGAATACTGCTCAAAAGCAGAATTCATTACCTCTTGACTCTTGCCGCCTGCCAAAAGTGCGTTATTAAATGCCAGGGCAACATCTGTTGCTGTGGCAAGTGAACCAGACACAGGCGCAATCTTCTGCACTGAGCCAACAATAGCGTCAAGCGATGTCGGAAGACCATCGATACCAGCTGAAAGCCGTTCAATAGTCGCACGCGCGTCGTCTGCAGAATATCCAACAGACTGCATAATCTTAGGGAAGTTTGCAATCGTATCGACACGGTTGACAGCAGAGGCAATTGAGCCAGAAATAGCATCTAAGGCGCGAGATGTAACGCTCGACACAATTCCCATAATTGCACCGGTTGCGCCACCAAAGCCGCTTGCATAGTTTTGAGCAGCCTGTCGTCCAGCATTCGTGTGGACAGACACTGCCGATTTATATCCACTTCCCAGTGCTCGCTTAACATTAGCACCAAGATTGTCGAATTTAGGAGTAAGAAGGACGGAACCTCTTACTACTGTTCCAGCCACTATTCACCTCCTAGCGTTCTCTAAAAAGAAGCTCCTCAACGCGGTCCTGTGACACGTTAAGAAGCTTCTTTTTACTTTGTTCTTGTTTCAGTTCTGGACGCTTGACCGCGTCAGGCTTTCTGCCTTTACCTCCGGCTTGTTCATATCGAAGATACGAAAGGTTGTCGACCGCTAGTGCAAGCAAATAGTCACTATTGGACCAATCATTTCTTGGGTCAACAGAGCATACTGTTCTAGAACCATGAGGGAGGTTTATCATCAAATAAAACAGACGCTCAAACTCACAAGAGTCAATGAGCGTCTGTAGCTTTACTTGGTAATACTGCTGAAAGTCTGCTTCCAGCTTGCCCCTTTTAGTGTCATCACACAGAATTGGAGCAAGCGGAATTAGTTTTTTGCGTCAAGTTTTTCCAGAAGAGCGGACTCAATGCGCATGATTTCTTCAGCGTCGTCATATCCGAGTTTAGCAGTTACGACTTCCACAACATGATTGTCAACATTGCCGCTAAAGACAAAGTCGTAGAGAGCAAGTACAGGAGAAAGTGCTTCTGGGCTATTTTGCTCAGCATCGCTAACACGAGCCATGCGACGCATAAACTCACGAGACTTAATTCTGCGCATGTCAACGACATACTCTTCACCCTCGAATTCAATTATGCGCTCATATGGAGCGTGCTTTGGCTTATCCTGTACGAAGTCAAGATAATCATGCTCCAACTTTGCACGTGAATTTTCTTTCTCCGCTGCGAGCTCTCGAAGCTGCTCCGCTGACATGTTGGAAATATCCATATTGAGTCCTCTCAAAACTTAATTAATGTACTACGCCAGGAGTCGCACTCGCTTTTGTGGTGTCGTAGAAGACATCACGGTAAGTATCACCGTCAAAGACCTCGGCTGGCATACACTTAATGGTTGGTGTATAGCCAAGGAAGTCAGAGCTGTTCTGCTTTACGGTATCGCGCTCAAAAATGCGTCCAACAGGAATAATGGAACGCTTGACCGTAGTCTCATTAATAACAGCGTCAAAAATATAGATACGAGGTGCAGTAAAGCGTGGGTTGTGTCGAACAGTAATAGAGCCGTCTGTCTCAACCTTGACGTTATCGTCTCCATAAATGACCTTCAAAATAGTCTCAGCGGACTCAAGGAAGGACACCTTTGCAGACTCTGAGTACTTAGAAATTGAGGAACTAATAGCGTTTCCTCCCCAGTCGTTCTTATCCTCTGCAGAGAGATCAACAGAAAACTCAACGCCATCCTCAGAGATATATCCAAGTGACTTAATCTTGCCGGGGTTTGCAGTCATCAGATCCTTGATGGTCTTCTTAACATCAAGAAGCGTCTTAATGTCAACGCTTGGGTCAACGACTGCGGCATATCCGCCAGGACGGCCCTTTGCTGCTCCGACGTAATTTGCATTGTAAATAGCATCAGCCATGATTACTCCTTACAGACGTGTAGTGATATACACATCTAATTGATATCGATATTTCTTTGAATCCGGGTCTGGGAAGTCGTAAATACTTTGAACTTCAACCTTGATAACCTTGTCAAGCTCTTGCCAGCACTCAAGCAAAAGAAGTCTCATTGCCAAGGCCAGCTTATATGCAGCGGCATCCGTGGTACTCCAAGCCTGCACTGCAAGATTAGCCGTATCCCAGCCAATCGTAGAGCTTCCCCCGGTTCGCGTAACGGTAATAAACTCTTTTGGTTCGCGGGCGGGGACTCGTGTTGAAGCAGGAATATTGAGCTTTTGACTCATATACTTAGTAAGGTCTGAAAGAATGTCATAGCTCATCCTCTACATCCCTTCTTAAGAATATTAAGCTTTGCGTTAGCACGTCCAGCCCATATGCCGTTCTCCGCTCCAGAGCAGTACACAAGGCCAGCTGCGGTGTACTCTCGATTAACCCATTTAGCGTCAAATCGAGCACCATGTTTGAGGTATTTTTCTGGCAGTAAAGAATTACATTTTGCCGCACAAATCTGAGCCGCTTCACGGCACATATCAGCTACAGGAGCGGTATGAAGTACCTCGCGGATACCAGCCAAGTCTGGCTTGAGACCCGTGACTATAAAATCATTACCCATCGACAACCACCGCCTCAACTTCCCTGTCCCAATCGAGCGGCGTTAGACTATCAAGATAGGGCTGTGGGTCACCAACAACCGCAAACCTCACTCCATCAAACTCAATAAAAGTTCCCCTTAGGCTTCGCTTATAAGCCTTTGGAAAGTGGAACACCATGTCTATGCGGTCACCGTTTGGGCGCGTTGCAGACAAATCAGATGTCGCAACCGGAGCTGGCAAGACATTGTCAACAAGTTCATAAGACTCTATTCCAGAGGTCTCGTTGCCATGATCGTCTAAGACAGTAGTTACTCTAACCACTTCTACCTGAACACCTCTAATGGCAGCCATCATTCACCTCATGGTCTTGCTTACACATCGGCTGAATTGAGCCAATTCTGATACCACTCAAGCCGAGTCGAGTGCGCTCTGAGCGCGTTACATACAAATCAGCTGTTGGGTTTGCAAAAGTCAATGTCGACTCATAAGGACCAGCATGCTGACTGTACTGAGAAGCACCCTCAAAACCAGCAGGAACATTCACAGCACGAGCAACAATCGCGCAAGTAACGGCACAAGCATTCTCATCAAACCGAAGGTTCAAGCCTTCTTTGTAAGCCGTTTGATGATATGCAATGAAATTTGAGCGCAAGAGGGCTGAGGCATCTTGCAAAAGCACCTCAACCCTCTCTGGAGCACCAGACCCATAACGTTTCTCATAGTCGGCCTTTGTGGCAAAGCTTCTTGTCTCTGCCATATAAGCCTCCTATTAAGCAGCGGTACCGTTTGCAAGGCGGACAAACTGTGCCTTATCACGTGCGACAAAGCCGAACATAAAGGTGCACTTAAGAGCAAACATATCACGCTGATAGAGGTTCATTGCAGTGCCTCCAGCATTGATGGTTGCCTGGTCTGCCATAGAGACAGTGATGTCCTTAACGAGACCAAAGCGAGCACCAGTCCAGTCACCGCCGACACCAACAAGCTCAGGGGTCTTAGAAGCAACCTTTGCCTGATAAGCTGCACGAGAGAAGAGAGATGGAATAGCAAGAACAGAAGAGCCGCCATCCTTGCCCTCAACAGATGGGTTGGTGATAAAGAGTGGACGCTGCTGGCTATCCTTAGCCTTAAGAAGCAGAGTGCGTGCCTTTGGAGAAAGTACCCAACCGTTAAGGTCACCGTTAGCGTTAGAGACCTTCTCGAGTGCGTCAACAAAGCCGTCATAAGGCTTAACAGAAAGGTCTACAGACTCAGCGTCTGCAAGGGTGTCAAAGCCAGTGCCAGGTGCAGTGCCATACATAATGGTAGAGTCAACCTTGCGACCAATGGCTCCTGGAAGACGATTCTGAAGCTCGGCAAAGATAGCCTCATAGTTATCTTTGAACTCATTGGAGAAGAGCTCAATAACAGTGAGCTTATAAGGCTTCATTTCCTTAACGCCAAGAGAGGTATTAGATACCTTAGCCTCTTCACCCTCAGCGGTAAAAGAAGCCTCTGGGTCACCAGTTACAACTGGAATAGTCATGCCGCGGCCAGGAAGCTCAATTGGAGTTGCAAGCTGCATAATTGCAGACTGGTCTTGGACGTTTGCAAAGATCTCGTCAGAGAGGTCTTTTGGAAGTGTTGCAGAAGTTGTCAAAATACCGGTTGCCATACTTAAATCCTTTCAATTAGTTGAATGTTTCGGCCATGAATTGACCAAATTTTTGCGCTGGAGTCTCTCCAGCCTGTGTAGAAATACCTGATTCTGGAATGATTGGAGCAGAAGGCTTTTTGGCGAACGCCGCTACGGCTTCTGCAAACGTCTTCATGCTCTCTTCATCTGCGCCCTGAATGAGGTCCTCTGGTACCCCTGTGTCTTTAGCGACTTGTTTGCGCATCTGCTGCAATTTAGCGTTCTCATCACGTGTCTGCAGTTCACCTTTAAGGTTGTCAACCTCAGCGAGTGCCTTTTTCAGCTCCTCGGAGCCACTCTTTTCGAGTTCGTCAAGCTTTTCAGCCTTGGCTTTCAAGTCATCATAATCAGAGAACTCAGAGCGTACTTTTTCACGCTCTCTTTCCAGCCTGTCTTTCACGATCTTGTCGAGCTGCTCTTGAGTGGTTACAGGTTCCTTCAAATCCATTTCTTTCCTTTCAACAGGTTCCGTCCGCTCGGACGTTTACGAGTAGCATTACCCTTGCTACGAGGTAGGTACCGCTTTTCCGCAACGGTTGCGTATATGAAAAAAGCCACTTTTCAGTGGCTTAAATCAACAAAATCGGGTATAATTCAATTAAAGGACGAGCCAACGGCTGGACTGAGTCGGGTTTGTTGGTGAATAAAATGCACCTGCTCTTGCAGGTGCATTTTTTACAGCACCTTTAGTTCTTCTCCATCTCGGATTACATAGACGCATTTATTGTCAGATGTTATTAAAATCGTATTGTCATATCCTAATTCTCTATACTGATTCATTTTATATTTAATAACACTAATAGCGTGTTCATCAGTACATGTTGAGAATCTATTATCGATAACAATCTTAGGCGTTCCTAAATTTGGCACCGCTTCAATCAACCGCTTATCTAACCACTTAAAAACACCGTCATCGATTCGATTTGGGAGTGCTCCGCCACCTCCGTTGATTGTCTTCAACTCCCAATAATCACCTGCAATGATCATATCCAGATTCTTTCGATTTGCTTCTTCTGGAAGAACCTTCAACTTAAACCCATGGTCTAAATTTAATGCAATATAACCATCTTGTTCATGATTCTCTTTTTTCTTTTTCCATTGACGATTGGTCAAATCCGAAATGTCTACGCCAAAATTCCCACTTCGCCCAACCCCGGTACCAACGCCGCTATTGAGCCACTTGAAATCTCTTCTCTCACATTCAGCGACAATTGCGGAACGGTTCTCCCATACAGGCTCAAGACCAATTGTGTTAGCACACTCGACCCAGCGGGCGTACATCTCATCAGGATCATATCCTTCGATAGTTGTCTTCTTTGTACCCGGAACGATTATGCAGTCACACCGAAGATGAAACTTATGGCCAGCTCCGCCTGCGCTAAATTCGGACTCATAATCAAAGCCACGTGTTGAAAGCATGAAGCAAAAACCACAGGTTTCCGCACCAGATGGAACTCTCGCCCACCAAATCTTTGACCTAAGCGCGCTTCTATGCATATTGATATTTGCTTCACGCTTAACATAGAAACGAGTAAGTGCTGTACAAGCGTCAATAAACTTCTGGTTGTTTCCGTCAACTAAGTCTTTTGCAAGGTAATGAACTTTTTTCTCAACTAAACCATGCTCAATAGTCTGCTGATAACGAAACCTTGCCTTAACGCCTTCTGCTTTTACTATCTCATCAAACAACTCTCCCGCAAGCTCTCCTGCTTGAGGAGAAAAGGCGTTGAGAGCTTGTTTGATTGACTGAATAGCCATGTTGCGGAGCTCTGCCACTGAAGAGTTTGGATTAGCGGTTCTGAGCGCATCATAATAGTCAGACATAAATTCAGCCGCATCGTCTGCGGCTGAATCGAGCTCTTTTCTGTATCGAGTAAGTCTATCCTTGTTTACCCTCATCAATTACACCGTCCAGCAAGTCTTGATTATCAGCTGGGGTCTTTGTGGCCTTAGCCGCAAAGCGTGCCCTAAGAAGCTCTTGTGCTGACGCTCTTTCTCTATCGCTTTCAAGCCTTTGAACCTGGTCATCTGTAAATCCAAGTTCCTCAAGAAGAATCTCAGAATTGACAATCCATGGAACAGCTTGGGCGATCTTGAGCATGGAGTCAGCCTGGGAAACAATTGACGGCATCGCAGGATTGCGCCATTTAGCCGTGATATTAGGCTCTGTTGTAAGCACCTCAGCAAATGATATGTTTCTCTTAACTGCTAACGCCATAAGAGCAATATCTCGAAGAGCTTCGCCGTTGTCGGCATTAAGGTTTTGAGCGTCAACGACCAAAGGCTCTTTTGCGGCGTAGATTGCTTCAGCTGAGCTTGGGTTATCAGATACAATTCCGAGCTCTGATATTGGAACATTTGTCTCAGCAGAAAAACGAGCTGCAAGCGAGCGCATGTAGTCAATATGCGGCTGCATTGACCCCTGCTGCAGCTGTCCAAACGTTGGGGTATCACCATCAGCGTCTTTTGAGACTGCAAAAATAGAGCCAATATAAGCGTCCCATTTTGAAAGCTTATTGAGAGCGTCTGGGTCAGCGCCAACAAGATATTTCTGGGGCGCCGTCATAAACTCAGCCGCAACTTCAGCTCGAACGCTTGAGCGCATGGCGTCATCCGTCAGATCCATAACAGCTCGAGTGATGCGTGACTTACCAAACGGACGGTCAAGCGTTGCCTCATAAACCAAAGGCTCCATGAGACAACGACCCATTCCATGCGGAATATATTCAGCAACCCAGCGAGTCGAGTCGAGCGCTCTTCGGATGCGAATAATGTCAGTATCGGTAAAGACATTAATCCACGTTGGTGCATTCCTGTGATTCGGTCGATTGTCACGATCAACTACAACAATGCCCGCCTGGATACGATGTAACCGTTCATCCCAAAGGGCGGCAGCGGATACTGCAGAATACGCAGAAATGATAACCGCTGGTTCTCCAGCGTCAACATTTCCAGCCGTAACCGTAAGAAACGCACAGGAATTTCTAAGTTGGCCTTTGACAGCCTTACGATAGCGTCGCTTGAGGGCATTTTCACGAACAATAGCCTGTAGTTCCTTGGCAGTATCCTCATCCGTGCAAGTAAAACCATCGAACTGAGAGCGGTCAGCAAGAGCATCTACAGCCTTTGCTGGCCATGAAATAGCCTGCTCCAAGTTTCTTAAGCCGTCAGGCACCGAAATGCCGAGCTGCTGAGGCTTTATATGCATGAGATAGTAACCATCGCGCAAACGATTGCGCGCAAGAGTCTTTGAGTAAACTGCGCAGAGATTTAAAACTGTCTGCCTATCTTCTTTTCTCAGTCCAACCGCTGTTGCAATTGCAACAGGAATAATTCCAGTCGTCACCAGACTACCTGCTTTCTAGCTGGGTTTCGTTTAGTGGTCCTAACTCCATAAAGTGCAAGTGCTGCAGATTCAGCAGCGGTACACGTCGCTTTTGGAGAATCCCCAAATCCAAAACCACCGTTATTTCCAATTGCACGCCTGGACGAGCCTGTAACAGACTCGTCCAGTGCTGGAGAGGGGACGTGACATATACTGTGCGCTCCAACTTCATCAACAAATCTTGAAGCTGCCGCTACAGCCTGTTTTGTATCGCAAAGAACAATGCCTCGCTTTGGAAAACGTAGCTCCTGCAAGCGTTCGGCCAGCTGAGTTGCGCCCGAACGGCCATCAATAACAACGCATGCAATGCGACTCTCACGTTCCTTGATCCATTGAGCGAGGTTTTGACCAGCTCCATAAGCGTCTGCGATATCTACGAGCTCAACATAAGCCGTTGGATTATCTTGCTGAGTTAGAGCTGCTGAAATTGCCACTTTCTTTCCATCGAGTGAATATTTGATTCCAAAAGCAAGAAGGCCATCGTTATAAGGCTCTTCTGTTATGCACTCATTCCAGTCATTTGCATTGACGATATACTCAACTGAAGTATCGAGCGTTGACCACCAACCAAGACGCTCACGAGCAAATCCATCTTTTGTCATCTGATGCCATTCGTTGAGTACTGCTCTTTCTGTGATACGAGAGCCGAGAGCCGGATTAGTCTCATAAGCAAGGTCGAGTGCCTCTTCATCGCTGGTACCCTCTCTCGGAACCGATTTTGCGGCCCATTCAAGCCACCAAGCCTCGCCAGGACTATCGGAATGAGCTGTATCGTGCATTCGTTTGAATACCGTTCCTCTGCAGGTTGGGTCAGGAGGAGTTCCGATATATATGACTTGCGGAGAGCCGTCTTTAGATGCAGAAACAGTTGGCAAAATGGCATTTAACTGAGCGTCTGTAAGCTCCTGTGCCTCATCAATAATAATGAGTGAGCGTGTGCCTCCGCGTGCCTTTGATGTCGTGCGAGTAGAAAACTTAAGCCTTCCAATTGCGCGTTTGCCGCTTTTGTAATGACCACAATCAAAGAGCAAGTATTGCTTTCCTGGCTGTCTGTAAGCCTTAAGAAGAAGTTCAGCTAAGTCTGGATATGTCTCATCGTCCGTAAAAAGGTTCACGATCATATCAAAGAACTCATCAACGGTATCTGCATTGTGAGCTGAATAGACAACGTCCATTCCACAAATGGCCGCACACCAAATACCGTAGAGTCGTGCGGCAAACGATTTACCATTTTGACGTGGCTTGGCTGCACCAATAGTTTCAGCCGCTGGCATACCTTTAGCATCTTTAGCCATATACAGTTCAAGCTCGTATTTTTGCGCATCATCAAGCTTAAACCCGTAATGAGAAAACATATTTATGCAAGCTTTTGCATCAGAATGATGATATTTCCCAATGCGTTCAAAGGTCGGTTTTTGATTTCCAACACGTTTTTTACGCCTTGGCATCACGAGACCTCTTTGAGATATGTCTTTCTGGCTCGTTTAGCAGGGCTCGGTTTTTTAGCTGCAAGCAACTTCTCTTTTTCCATTGCGTCGACTTCGTCAACTACCTGGACGAATGTCTTTACAATGGCTGCAAAGTCGCGGCCAGATTCACAATCATCTAGCTTCTTTGCCATAGTTATCTGCAGCGCTTTATAGATGTCATACCGACCGCCCTCTCTGCAAATAGTGACTAGTTTCTTGGCCATCAAGACCTCCTTTCAGGCTCACTTCACTGTGGAAAATTTGAGGGTTCGCTATATTCTGACTATGCCAAGGGGCGTCTTTTTGGGGCTGTGGGAGGGCATACCCCCCTACCACAGACGCGTTCTTACAATAGGTAGTGCATTACCCTTAAGCTCGTCCATCATGCGGTTACCGCGCTTCTGGTTGCATATGCGGTGCGCCGCTTTGACATTCTCTGGGTCGCAGGCGGCGGCTCGTCTTTGTTCAAGAGGTAGCCTTGAGACGGGTACAACCTCATCCATCTCAAAGCTCATCGGGTCACCAGCAGGAAGCGAGTAATCAATTGGCATACCGCAAATGTGACACGGTTCTTCTCGTGCAATCATCTGCTTACGCAACTGATCTCTAGCGTATGAGCGTCTGATGTTGTAACTCATTTGCTCACCTGCCTAACAAAAAAGCGCCCTGGCTTATAACCAGAACGCTTATTAGTCCCTTTGTTGCGTAAATCGCTACTGTACATAATATCACAAAACACCGCGCAAGAGTGCGCAAGAGTACGCAGAACTTAATTTCTCGAGTTCTCCATATCTTTACGAATCAGGTCTTTGATATAGCTCGAGCGGTTCTTCTTTGACTCTAGAAACTCTAACAAGTCTTTATCGCTTGGATACAGGTTGAACATAATCGCCTTGACGTTGTTTTTGCGATACTTAGCACTTGCCCGCTTTTGAGCTTCACTAGTAGCCATTATCGACTTTCCTTCTTGTGAATGGTCTTGTAGAGAATGTGCGTTACTGCAACAGTAACTAATATGAGTAATACGTTTTCCATTTTGTGCTCCTTTATGCTAATCTTAGAGCCTAGGAGATACCAGCTGCAACTGATATCCCCTTTGGCTTTAAGTCCTTACTCTTCGTCGGGGTGGGACTTTTTTAGTTTCTCTGCAATCTTTTCAACTGTGACTGTAGCTACTGCTGTGAAAATTGCGAGAAATAATTGCCATATCTTTTCTTCCATCTCTCACCTCCTTTCTTGTTGTATATAGTATATAACTATTATCTATACAATACAAGCAAAAAGGCAAAAAAGATTATTTATTTTTCAAAAATTTTTCGATGTAATTCTCCTCATCAATTGTTTCAAAGACTTCACGTTCTAACTGTTGAAGCGTCCTTACAGGAGTAAGAAGTCTCTCAGATACATCATTCCAAGTCAGGCATTGAAGATAACGCCATTGAAGTAAGTCAGCATAGATAGAGCTACTCATTAGTTGACATATGCCACCGTCTCCGAGTTGGCTCACACCGTACAGAAGCGTATAAGCGTCATTGATATAGTCATAATTGTCATTCATTCTTTTAGACAACAATGCTTCTAGATCTATGCGTTTATCTACTTTTGCCATAGTGTCTTGATTAGAGCCCTTACTTCCACCAGCTGAATATGATTGTGCTTTTGCGCCTTCGGTCTCTTGAAGGCTCATAATTTGCTGTAATGCTCTAGTGTTCTCTCTCGACGCCTCTGCAACACCGTGAAAGAACTCTGATGCAGTTAAACCACTGTAATCCATAATTCTCCAAACGTAGACACGTTTAGTTAGAGTAGTTATTTAAATTATATGATTTAGCTGGCTTGATAGAGAGTTTTCAACATTATGTATACAAGTTTTCTACAACTTATAAACATTATTGTATTGTTGAGCGGAATAATCTCTAATTTTTTATAGGAGGGGGCGCAACCGGTACGCTTGCGAGCCTTTCTCCACCGCTTTGCGAAATTGCTTTGCGTGCAATTCGCAAGCTGCTTGCTTGCTATACCGTTACGTTTTTCGATAGAAAAGCGAAGCAAGTATAGCACATTGAAATTCGCATAATGAGCGTAACGAGCGTAACGGAATTTATTGAGCGCTACCAACAAAATCTACATAATTTTTAGCCTAATTTTTTCAATTTAGGGGTCTCAGATGACTCCAAGACCCCTTTTTGTAGACTCTACTCAACTAATAAATAACTTAATTAGTCTTTAGAACGGAATGTCAGAATCGTAAAGCTCTTCTTCTGGCGCTTGCGGTGCCGTGAATGAAGGCTGACCCTGATCTGTAGCGGTCGTTGTTTGAGTCCTGGATAGAAACTCAATCTCCCCTACAACAACCTCTAGTTTACTGCGATGCTGTCCGTCCTTTGTTTCCCATGAGCTGTAATGAAGTTTTCCATCAATAGAGACCTTTGTGCCTTTGGAAATAAAGCGTGAAAGAGCTTCAGCACGCTGTCCAAAAACAATGCAGTCAATGAAGTTAGGAACATTCTCCCATTTGCCTGTTTGCGGGTTCTTGCGACGGTCGTTAACTGCGACGCCAAAGGAAAGAATGTTTGTGCCGCCAGCGGTAGAGCGGAGCTCTGGGTCACGGGTTAAGTTTCCAGAGATATTAACGTGATTAATTGACATGTCGAACTCCTAAAAGTACTTATCGATAATTTTTTCGACGTCCATTACACGAGGTAAATACGAGTAATTGGACATTTCCCAGACGAGAAACTTATGCGGAAAGCCTCTAATATCGTCACCATATAAGACTGAGACCCAGTTACCATGAGACTTAAAGTAGATATGCTCAACACAAGCGTTGCTGCGGTCAGTCCATGTCTTACCATAAAGCTCTAGAGCATCACACAATTCTTGACAGGACTTACTTCTCTCCATGTCTACCTAGCACCTCCAGAATCTCTTCAGGAGTCTTAGACGCGCCCGGTGCGAACGCATAGTCATCTATCGAATGAATGATAGAAACCTCAAGCTTTAGTGGAAATCCTGACGAGAGGCCACATTCAATGCCACCTGGCGTTACGTAGTAAGAGCATAGGCAACAAAGTACTGACCCATCATCTAAAGGAATCCAAGTCCGCTCAGTGGCCCCAGAAGAATGGTCTTCCCAAGAAATCTTTTGTGCATCAAGCAGTCTGCGTAGATCCTTTGTAACTTTAGAAATAGCCATGCTAATATCTAGCCTTTCTCTAATTGTCTGATAATTACTTCTTATCTAGCACCCACTAAGGGATAAAAAGAAACTTCAAGTTGAATGAACGTTTTTTATAGAATTCAACTTGATTGAAAATTGCTAATTGCAACAAATTGCAACAAGCCTTTAAAGCATGGAGCGATTAGAACTCTCTTCGTTCAAGCGTCCTTAGAGCGTCTCCAAAAGCTTCTGCCGCTCCCCTGTCACGTCCAGGAAGTAAATGAGAATAGATTCTCAATGTCGTTGCTGGGTCAGCATGGCCAAGACGCTCGGACAGAGTCTTTAAGTCAACTCCACTTGCTAAACACCAAGACGCGTGAGTGTGTCTGAGTGAGTGGAACGTGATGCCTTGAGGTAGTTGGAGAGTGCGTCTCATACGTGTAAAGGACCTCGAGACGCTCGTAGGTCGCATATAAGAGCCATCAAGACTAATTAGTGGTGTAGAAGACTCTACAAAGGCAATATGTGCCTTCTGAAGCTTCATGTAGTCGCTAATGAAGCTAATGTCCGAATCCGTAATGGCTATGTTTCTTGATCTCTTACCCTTAGTGGACTCTCGTCTGTACGGCTTCCTGTAAGACTCTTCAATAACGGTACCAGATACATGAATATGCTTATATAGCATGTTTACATCACTGTATCTAATAGCACAGACCTCACCACAGCGCATTCCCGTGACCAATGAAAGCCAGGCAGCAAATGCGCAAACAACACGGGAATTAAACTCATTCTCTTGAATGGCTGTGGTAATCCTAGAATTAATAAGGGTGCTTATTCCAGCAAAGCCCCATTCTTCAATAGAAACAGCTTCATGAACTTCCCTGGACGGCTTGGCCACGTTAATAAGCGGGTTATAGTCGCATATTCCAGCAGAAACAAAATAATTGTAAGCACCTCTCAAGAACTGATGCAGGTTAATTACACTATTTCGAGACAGTCCCTTCTTCAACAGATCCTGCTCAAAAGAGGTAAGTAAAGAGGACGTAACACTCCTTACATCCTCTTTACCGAGCCGACCGTTGATATGATTTCTAATAAAGCCTTCATGTTGCCTTGTAGTGTTAGGGCTCGCACCATTCCTGCGCTTAATTGACACATATTCAAGAAGCAAGTCAGTGAGCTGTGTACTTTTAACTTTGCCATCAGACGTAATATGTGAAGCCCACATATTAGCTAATTCTTCAGCTTCTTTCTGCGTTTTAGCTGCAGGAAAACTTGCATAAGGCTGAATGATTTTGCCGTTTAGATTCCTTCCCAAGTAAAGTCGACAGCACCAAATGCCGTTTGAATTTAGCCGTACTTTTATTGAGCGGTTCATTAGTAACCGCCTTGCAGATATTCGTCATCTTTGAAGTATTCGACGAACTTGTTAAGAGTGCATAACAATGTCGTTAATTGCTTATCTGACAAGTTAATTTCTCTTAGGACAGCAGCTAAATCGTTACTCGTAAGAGCTCGCCGCATATCGCTCTGACTGTTATATACTTCGGCAACCAGATCACGAATAAATTTCAAGTCTGCAATACGTAGTCGTTTCTTCATTAGTACCTCTTCATATAGCAGCCTTTGAAACGTCTCCACTCAAGAATCAAGCCAATCGCATTAGCCCTTCTTGAGCCGTCGTATCCCAGGCAAATACCCTCGTCCTTTGCGACTGCCTTGATTTCCTTCATTGTCATCTTATCAAGACGCTCTCTGTCTTCTGCTTCTTTAGGGTTCATTAGTCTCTCCTTAGTGGCATGCTCATTACCATCGCGACAATAATTGCGATAACGCCAATACCAGCAACAACCGCAACGTTTTGGGTATCGCCAGTTGCAGGCAGTACAGCCTTCTTCTTTGCCTTCTTCGCTGGCTTTACTGGCTCGGGCTGTGGCTCGGGGTCGCTATCCTGTGGCGTTGGCACTGGCTCGGGTGTAGGTGTTGGCGGTGTCTCTGGTTCGGGCTGTGGCTCGGGCGTTACTGGCTCAGTTGGCTGTGGGCGATTGTCGCCGCTACCATTACCGCCGCTGTCCTGGCTAACGTATTGATAGCGTGAGCCCTGCGTAGTCTCGCGGCTCTTTAGTTGAATAGAGTTCGAGGTCGTCTCTGTTCCTTCGGTTTCGTAATACATGAAGTACTGGTTGCCTTGGAAATCAACGCTCGACAAGTCCCACGTGAAGCCGCTACCGTTGATTACTGGCTCGGGAACGTTGATACGCACCCAGCTTGCAGGGTCAATGTTGCTGTATGCGTCCATGTGGACACGGTATAAGCGGAATGAGCCAGGAATAATGCGTGTACCCTCTTGCGCTGTATCCTCTAGTACGACGTTAGTAAGGTTATCCGCTGCGTGGTTCAAACGGACTGACCACTCGACCGTGCCGTGGTCGGTTTTGACACCCCACTTGGCGATGACCTCGTGCTGGATAATGCCGTAATGCTTTGTCTCAAAGCTAGTTTCTACGACCTGCCCCGTGGCTTCATCAATGAGCCTTAGCGTGGTTGTTCCAGCCGCTGCGTCACCTTTGACGTGTGCCGCAAGCCAAAGCGTACCTTGCACGTGGTCTTTACCCTCAACCCATGATGTATAAGTGATCGTGACGCGCCCGGGTGTCACTTGCGCGTTTGCCATGACGGCACCATCTGGCGCGTAAATGTCGAAGCTGGCCGCGTTGGTTGCTGGGAAGTCGAGTATATCGGGAATAGCCAGCGAGAACGTATCGCCCTCGTGGACTTCACCTTGTGCTTGCCAAGAAGCCGTCAAGTAGATGTCTTGGTTCGTGAATGCAGAGGTTAAGTCCTGCTTGTTTTTGTCGGTGACTTTGAAACTGGTAATTGTGGTCGGTACCGTCTGAGCCTGTGCAAATGCTGGGACAAATACCAGCACTGCAAAGACGCAGATAGCCAGCCATTGAAGAATCTTCTTCATGGTTTAAGCCTTTCTATTTGGTTGTTAAAAATGGGGAATTAAAAATAAATAAAAATTTAATCGCTAAAAGCAAAAGCAATACCAGCGAGAATACAGAAAACTAGAACAGCAATATCTGCAACACCCATATGGACCTCCTTTCTGTCTGTAAGGTTGCTTATAAGAGTTTTTCAAGGGTCTCTTTAAGCGAGTTATAAAGGCCATAAGTAATCTTGTTTTCACTGAGATTAACCACATGTATTCCACAGGCAAGTGCAACATCACTCTCAAGTCTTGCTCCACGAGAGGCATTCCAACCAGGCAGCAGTACTACTGTGTCGTAATTAGTAATTTCTGAAAGGCATCGATGCATTGCCTGTTCCCAGCTAGAGCTTGCAGGAATCTGCGCAGCGGGGTTATAGATCTGCTCAGCATCGTCAAGCGCAGCAAGCTCTTCAACAAACATAAACAAGCCTTTGTAATTCTTCACGTTAGTAATTGGTCCAGAAAGGTACACTCGTTTGCCCTTAATAGCAGAGCCGAGACATTCACTATTGCTCAAATATGCCAATAAGGCGTAACGCTTGATGAGGTCAACAGCTTTCTCAACAGAATCCATTACTACTCCTTAATTTTTTTCTTGTATCTGTTTCTGTTTGTTCGCTCTCGCTTCCCTCTCTTTGCAGCTCGCGCGCATCGAATATACCAATAATCACGCAAAAGTGAGTAGGTATATAGCGGCCCTCCATAGGCAAAATGGGTTCCTAAGAGCCACTTGATACAATTGAGAAGAGCAACATATACCTCGTCAGTGGTACGAGCGGTACTAACTTCACGCAGATTCTTCGCTACCTCTTCGCGGTTAGTCATCGCTATCACCTAGCATTTCTATTTGGTCGGTGATTTCCCACAGCTTCGCTGTCGTTTCTTTGTTCATAATGGTGTTTTGGCTTAGGGTACGCCTAATCTCGCCGACAAGCGATGTGATTGTTACTGTCTTCTTGTGGGTAAGTTCGTTTGACTTATAGAAATTGAGAGCGGACAGTTTCGTGTGTACCACGCGGACCGTTACGCCATTGTCATTAAATATAAAGCCATTTACTGTAAACTCTCTGTCACCGACATATACTGTGTCTCCAGCATGGATAACTTCACCGTCTTTATCCAGCGGTAACTCAATCATGTTTGACGTGTCACAGAGGTCAAAAATAACCCTGGCTATCACACAAAGCTCTCTAACCTGGTCATTTTCGATTAGTTCTTCTTCCCCTGTGAGAGCCTTAAAGAGTGTTGAGTTGGTAATGTAATAAGTGCTCCTCAACCTCTCAGCGATTGCTGCACGCTCTTCTTTAGTCAGCATTGCAAACTTCTTTCTCTTTGTCCTTGAGCCATGATGCAAACGCTCCAACAAGGCCATATGCGATTAGGGCATATCTAAAAGCCATCAGATATGCCACATTGTGCGGCTCAAAAATGCCCAGGCAGTCAGCTGTGAAGTAGACTAGAAAGGGCAGCAAAGCCACAAGAATTATTCTTTTTTTCATGAGTTATTCCTTAGAATGCAAGCCATAAAGGCTTAAGAGAATCCGTTTATTAATGAGCCATCGTTTACCGGCTTTCTTGGCATACACCTCCCCTCTTGCGCACATCTTGCGCATCGTGGAAACGGGTATGCCTAATAGTTGAGAAGCCTGTTCAACGGTTATTAGCTCAGTGTTTCGCAAGCTCTCCATAAGAGCTAATCAACGAGCGGAGATGTACAGTA